TTTCACCAAGACGTACCACTGCCCCTCGCAAATTATCTGCATGGAATAAATACGTTAAGAATAAACGTAACCACATATTTCTACGATCGGGAGCGCTTAACCTAAAAAAAATGGGTGTAGCGTTTAGAAGAAAACGTAAATGAGCAAAATTACTGGTATTATTAGTGCCGCGTTAGGTTTAGCATTAGTAAAACGTTTTACTGATAGCATAAAGGATGAACCTGTAGTAGCGCCGATCATACCAAAACAAACAGGATTTACATTAGGACCTGCCGCAGGTAAACAAGATTTTAACATAATAGAAGAATCATTTGCATTAGGTCGTCAGACAATACCTGGAGGCGCACGCAGTGGCGGCCCAGCTAAACCTATTGGCGCTGACGTAGTTATACCGTTTTTTCCAAAAGGCGCAGGCGATCCTTCTTTGCTAAAACCAGTTGCAGGTTTAGCAGGATTGAAAGGTTTGCCTAAGTTTGGCGATATTTCTTCATTAAATTTTCAGACTGGGTTATTTGACCCTGCTGTGCAAGCAAGATTGCGAGCAAAAAAATAATGCCGTTTGCACTTATACCTGAAGGGTACAAGTTACAAAAAGTGACCAAGCTCCAAAAAGAAGCTGTTGACAAATTTTACAGCTCTAAGAACGTAGATAGCTTCTTAGAAGGGCAAGCGTCGGGGGAACTGGTTAAGGCAGTGGCTATAGTCGTCACTCCTATCGTACTCGCTGCCTTAGCCAAACAGATAGATCTACCTGACTTTGACGTTACTGATTTTATAGATAAACAGTTAGCAAAGATTCCTGGCTTAGACTTAAGCGGTATTAATACCCCATTTTGAGTTTTTTTAATTTCGTGCTTAATTCCCCTGGTTTTTTACCTATATACCCTACGCTATTGTAATTTTTATGGAAGTGGCAGATTTTGTTATACCGTTGTTTGTTGCGTGTGAAGTTGTTATAATTTTAGCGCTGTATAGATATGTTCTAAGAGATTGGATCATACAAAAGTGGGAAGAAAAGATGGACGAAGAAGGATGGCTTGTAATACGTCTTGAACCTGTTATAGATGAAATAGAAGATAGGATGCACGACAAGTTGCAAGGTTTTCAAGATTCTTTTTTTGGTTCTGTTGGCAAAATGACAGCCAGCGCAAAAAATTTAGATCCTATGAATAAGATAAGAAAGGCAGCTAAAGATAATGATTGGACTAGTTTAATGGTTGAGTATGCAGCTAATAAGGCAGGATTAGGGGGGGTTTTAGGACATATTAACCCCCAAACTGCCCAAAAAGAACCACAAAACAACCCTAAAGCAACCCAAATTAAAGGGATAAAAGACAGATAGATTATATATATAACGAATAATAAGTGTATCTATATACATATATTTTATATAACTTATAGTATTACCTATACTCTTTTTATTTCTTATTTATATAAAATATTATATAGCAAGTTATATTGTTTGTATTAGTGACAGACTATGGGAATAGTACAAGTAGAAGAATTGAGATTGAGACAGCAACAAATCGAAGTGCAAGCTTTGGTAGCATTAGCTAAGTGTGACATAGAAGTTGTAGCATTTAAGGCAATAGACAAGCTAGAACGTATAGCTTATCCAGAAGATCATACGGATTTAGAATGAAAGACACAATGATAATACAGTGTCCGTGTGGCGGAACGTTAGAAATAACATACACTATACAACACACAGATCCTAAACATAATCAAACGAGGTTGCTATGATTTGTAAAAGATGTGAACAATCAATACCAAAAAACAGCAGATCTATTGCAAGAGGTTATTGCAGACATTGCCAACAAGCATTAATTCAGGAGATAAATAATGGGTAGAAAAAAATCATGGCCGCCAAAAGAAACAGTGTCATTACGTTTTGAAAAAGAAACGATCATGTACATTGACCATCTAATTAAGTATATAAGCAACTCAAGAAGCTTTTATTCGTCGAGAAAAATAACACGAAGTATGGTAGTAGAACAGGCTGTAGGACACTATTTTAAACATAAACGGACGGAATATTATAGCAAAACACAAGGTAAATCCTTTAAGTAATAAGGCTTATAGGGCCAAATGGCACCACGCAGAAAGGCCCCACGAAGAAGGGCAAAGAGAAGTTTTAACGTTAGTGCAATCGAAGCAGGTACTGCTTTGTCACTAGCGCAATCAACAGGGTTCGCAAGCTCCCTACAACAAGCACTTAACGGTGATTTGTCGGGCGCAGTTAATAGCATGTCAAGCACAGTATTGGCAAATAAGTCTAAGATTATAGGTACGCTCGGCGCCGCCGCCGTTGCGAAGGTAGCTAGCAAAGGTTTTGCTAGCGGAACATTGGCTAAACTCGGCCCAATAAGAGTTAAACTATAGAGGAAAACAATGGCATCGTACAGGACGCGCGAAGGCGCTATAACAGCAGCAGACAGTTTCACAGCATTAGATAGTCTATACGGACAATCTACAAGCTCAAGTGTGCAGGTACCAGCAGGAACCAGCGCAATTGTAGGCATTATTGCAAGCATATCAACAGATAGCGCAAGCAATGGGGCAACCACATTTAGTATGCAATTGACAGGGGATGGTCTCACCGAACAACAAACCTTAGTCATTGGATCACAAGGCGTAGACGGTACGCCAGCATCTAACGGCATGACTAATATGCCGTTTGCTTTAGATGTTGCAATACCAGTTACCGCATCTAATCAAGTCGCTATTGCAATTGGAATGGATGTTGACGTCGGAACGGCACAAGCAGCAGTCACACTAGTATTCGCATAGGATACTAATGGAAAGAAAGAGAAAGGTATACGCACCTTTCTCGCAAACTAGCGAGGCAGGTGTTACACAAACGCCTATTGAAGGTTACATAGACGTTAATCAAGCGATTTATCCTATTGTAAATACTGGAGTAGTTAACGAGAAAGGGCAATGGTCAGGCGTAAAATCAAGTGATAATGAATTTTTTGCATTTACTAAAGCTGTAGCAGTAGCTAATGGCGGCGCAATGTTATCACCCGACACTGCAAACGAAAATTTTATAGATATGACAGGATTTAATGAATTATTTTTTGCAATAAAGCCAACAGCAGGGGGCAATTGTGCAATACAGGCAGTAATGGGGCCAGACACTAACAGGTTTGCTAATTTGGCACCAGTAAATGCCGCAGCTTTATTGCGTGGATCTGATTCTCGTTTTGATTCTACAGCTATACAAAATTTATTGGATGATAGTACTGATGCCGTAACTGCTAACGTTTGGAATATATTTAGTTTTAATGGCCAGATATTCAAAGGTCAAAAGAATTTACAAATGAGAGTAGTAAACAACACAGGACAAGAAGCAGACTTTGAGTTTGCATTTATGAGGTCAGTATAATGCCAAAACTTTACACTGTGCGTGATATGATTAAAGCATGGGACGAAGCGTACGGTGAAGATCTAAGAGAAGAAGAAGGATTTTTAGAAATATTAAAAGCAAAGCACGGCCGCGATATGCGAAGTAGACTACGCAAAATGCGAAGGGGAAAAGTTTCACCAAGACGTACCACTGCCCCTCGCAAATTATCTGCATGGAATAAATACGTTAAGAATAAACGTAACCACATATTTCTACGATCGGGAGCGCTTAACCTAAAAAAAATGGGTGTAGCGTTTAGAAGAAAACGTAAATGAG